AGTATTACTGAGTCATCACTGTCTAGCGTCCCGGCTCCGAATTGTAAATCCAAATTACCATTAGATCTAAATCTAGTAACAAATCGCCTTGGTACTTTTTTCAGTGCTAATACAAAGGGGACGTTTTGTGAGTCAGAAGCTGAGTTTTGTTCATCTAAAAATACTGTGTCTTGTCCTAAAAAAGGAACTTCTATATACTCGTTTCCGTCTCCATCAACTACACTTAGTACGTTTACAATATTATCATCAGATAATGTTATGGTTTTAAACTTCTCAGCTGAACCTATAGTAAATGCTTTGACTTCTTTCTTTCCTGAGATAGCTTTGATTGTCTTGCTTAAGGCAAACCCTGTTGGGTTATTACTTCCGTCTACACCTGTTACTGTAACTTCTGTAGGGTTAAAAGAGCTACTAAAATTAAAATCAACAGAATCTGGTGTAAAGAATCTGGTGTTAGTAGAGTCGGAGGATTGTACTCTAAAGTTGGCTGGGATAGTAGCAGCTGATGAGAAGTCGGGTGTATAGTCTCCTAGTACTCCTACTGTCTGTGTGATTGTTAGTGTTGCTTCAGAAGCACCTGTTACTTTTGGTTTGTAGCCCATCATGTAGGCAAGATTAAAAAGGTTTTTAGGGTCTTTAGCGTGAGTAAGAAAAGTCTCCTGTAGCTGTGTGTCTTGGTAAAAGGACAGTACGTCACCTACATAGGAAGCCATTTCTATAAACATCATACCTGGTGAGGTGGGTGAGAAGTCGTTATATGAGTCGGGGAAGTAATTCTTTGCAAACTCTACAAGCTGGCCTCTAAAATCACTAAACTCTCTATTTACGTACTTTATATCTCTTGATACTGCCATTAGTTTATGTTAATTAAAATTTCGTCTTCTATATTATGATCTGCTATAGAGTATCTTAAAAAGAAATTTACCGTATTAGTGTCTGCTGTAGCACCTATCTTCATAACAGTCGGTTTGACTGTTGGGAAAAAGGATCTTATGCTTGAGCTTATATTCTCTTTTATATCTTCTAATTGATCTTGATTTATATTTTCAAATAAAAGACCTCTAATTCCGCCTCCGAAGGTAGGGTTAAGCGGTCTTTCACCTTTATTTGTAAGTAAGAAGTTAATTAAATTAACCTTTAGGGCATCTTTAGATTGAAAGGTAGAGTTAAATACTGCCTGTCCAGAGAAAGGAAGATCAACACCTATTGCTTTTCTAGGTTGTCTATCTAAAGGGTTAATTTTTTTTGCTTCTATTGCCATTAAATTTTTATTTTACCAGCTGCTGTAATTTCGTTAGATTTGTCGTATATGGCTTTAGCTTTTTTGACAAAGTCTAGTTTAGTTATATCTATACCTGGCATCGGTCCAGAGCTTTCTGTTAGTCCCATGTCTGCTGCTATATTAGAGGCAAAGTTTGGTTTCTTAACCATAGAAGAATCTGCATTTATAATGTTCTTATAGTCATCGCCAGTCATAGCGTTTTTAGTCATATTTAACATCTCTTCTAAAGGTACTGTACCGGTGTTCATTCTACCAGTTGACCAGGATCTTTTTAGGTCTTTCTGTTTTACTGCTGAGTATTCTAGGTTAGATGGTTTACTTGGTGCGCTTGCTATTGTTACAGCTTCAGTAAGCATCTCTTGCAACTCATCCTTTACGGCAGATCGTACCTCTTCACGGATTATTGTTCTTAATTGATCTAGTTTCATATTAATAAATAGTTAGTTTATGGAAGTTGATTGTCTATTCTGTGTTTTAATTCTTTTATTAGTATATTAGGGTCACCAGCAAATGATAACGGACCTCTTAATACTGCTATACCCCTGGTGTCATATGCTATAGCTTGACGTTGAGTTGCTATTGCAGGAGCATTAGGGTTGGTGACTACTTTTAATTTATATATTTTACCGTTGGTGGAGAGGTACTCTAGATCTGAGTTATCATCGCCTGCTGCTAATCCTTTTAAAATTTCAGCTCTTTCATCGGCTGTAAGATTTTGATCTTGTGCACATCTATTAAGAAGTGTTTCTATTATAGCAACTTTAGCTAATAACGGTATAAATACTAAGTCAAAAAATCTTAAGCTTTCATTTATGTTATCAATTTCATTCTCTATACTTTCTATAAACTCTGTTAACCATTTAAGTTTAGCGGCTCTGGAAGCTGCTACGCCTTGGGGTATAGAGTATATAACTCCTCCAGCAGGGCCTGGTGGTATACCAAGGGTGGATGGAAGTACAAAGTGTGATATTATATCGACTGCTATCTTAGCAATATTTATAGCAATTTTAAGCTGTTTAACTACTTTACGGAATTTATTAGCTTTAGCGGTTGCGGATGTAGTTAGTGATTTAATTCTATCTACTGTAGCTTGAAGTGATTTTAATACCGGAAGAGAGGGGCACTTGTTTCTAAGCTTGTCTATTATCTTAGCTATTTCTTGTTCAGCCCATCTTCTGGCCATACCTTCTGCGTACGCTAAAGATATTGCTATGTATTTAGCAAGTTGTAGTTTAGGTGATTTGAGAAAGGAATGAGGCATTATTCTACGAATGTTTTTGTTGATTTAAGCGTGGATGTTCCGTTTGGATTAATCTGTGCCTGTAGTATGTCTGCTGTAAACTTTAAGCTAACGCCATATCCGTTAAGATTAGGTATCGGTTTAAAGTCTGCAGTCTTAGCATTTCTCATTTGGGTTGCTAATCTCTTTAGTTCGTCAACAAGTGTCTGAAGAAAATCTTCTAACCTATGCCCCAATACAACCGGCTCTGGTGAGCCAAGACTTGTATCTTTTACTTTCGCACCAGCTCCTAGGTATATCTTTTTAGCGTCAAGACTTATGTAATCTTCTCCATCAATTCCAACATCCCTGCTGGTAATAGTGGTACTCTCTTTAGATGATAGTATAATATCTTCTTCAAAAGCATTAAATACTAATCTACCGGAATTTAAAATTACTTGTTTACCTTTATATTTATTAGCTATTATAGTCTTCTTGACGTTAGAGTCTAGTTTGGTTCTAGCTTGTTCAAGTGGTATAAGATGATCTGATGTAAAATACATGCTTGAGTCATCTTTGTTTATATCCTCGATTGTTGCTTTATTATTATCACCGTTAAATGCCCTACCGTTTGTAATAATAGTATAGGGTTTACCTTGGTTAGTGTCGTCAGTAAGTACATTGTATGTACCTTTATACCCTCCAAGTCTAATTGAATTGCCAAATCTACCGTCTATTATATGGTCACCGTGGTTGGGGTATAGTACGTTCGCTTTTTCTATCTCTTCAACATTGTTGCCTAGGTCGGTCTCTTCTGCATCATTTGGTGGAGCTGCATTATGAGGAACTGCATTCCATACAGATACAACTGTAGAGTAGAAGATCTTTCTCTGGCTATCCTCTCTGTCAGCTGAGTCTCTAGGTCCAGAGTGTATTATTACTATTTCGTTTTTTAAAGGAAATGTCCTTGAGGTGCTATCTAATGGGTAAGCAATGAATAGATCTTCAGGTTTTTCTTTAAAGGTATCGTTATCAAAAAGATTATACCTTATAGCTCCAAGTGTTTTATTTGCTACGTTATAGCTAGTATGATTTTCGTCCAATACTATATCGTATACCCTACCGAGAACACCTTGTGGGTTGTTTTCCGAACTGTTAGTATTAATATCTGATGTAGAGTTAAATCCTAGTCCTAAGTTAATCATCTAATCCTTCTTCTTTCGTATCTTGTGATTGTTCTATTTCTTTTTCTATAGCTTCTTGTTCTTCTATGAGATCTTGTAATTCGGATAAGTCGAACTCTTCTGCGCCATCTTTAGCTTGGGCTGCTTCTATTCTCTGTATCACTGTTGCTAACTTAATTAAGTGTTCATCGTTCTTTACTCCTATCTCCATGTATTCTTTTATCATAGGAACAATCAGAGTAGCGTCTCCTATGTTCTCTATGAGGGGTTTAAGTTCACCTATTAGGCCTTTAACCTGTCCTTTTGTTTCTTTTGAATTATCGTAAATTTCACCGAAGAGGTCGGATAGTGTCTTTCCGTTAAAAATTTCTTTATCTAAGCTCATACTGTTTTATTATAAATAGCTTAGTCAATCTTATTGGACAAATATCCTAAATCATAAAGAACTTGATACTTTTTCTTAAAGTCTTCTTTTAGTACTGTGACTACTTTAGTTAATTTGGGTGTATCACAATCTGTCATCTCTCTTATGTATATGTAGAGAGCTTTTTTCCTAAAGATATCTAAGTCGTGTCTGGTTTTAAATATAGTAAGAACAGCATCGGCAATCTTCTGTTCTTCTTTTTTAATAAACATTTTCTCTAATATACCGTATACTTCTTCTATCCAGCTATCTAAAAATTTAGCTAGTGTGATGTTGGTTGGTCCGTCTAGGTCTAATTTGTGTTCGTAGGATTCTGCTATGTCTGAGAAACTACCTATCTGTTTTAGTTTCTTATAGTTCTTATTATTGTAGTTTATTAACCACCTTTTAATAATAGTACCGAAGTAAGAGTATGCTTTAGCGCCATTATTAGCGTCAAACTTCATAATCTTTTCTTCCAGTAGCACGGATACCAGTTCATGC